ATGCTACAGATAAACAGCGAAAGTGTCCAAATAATGCTCATGCAAATCATGGAACGGTTTGATAGGATCGACCGTACCCTGGAGCGGATGAACAAGTTGAAAGAGTGTCTGGAAGGCGACACACTTCTGGATAACTATGACCTTTGCCAATTGCTCGGTATCACCAAACGCACGCTGGCACGTTACCGCCAGAAGAAGTATGTCACCTATTACATGATTGACGGACGGACTTACTACAAGGCCTCCGAAGTGGAAGCGTTCCTCAACCAAAAAGGGAAGGTGTTGCCCCCAAAACTGAAAAATCGGATGGATGTTCAACTCAAAAAATGACTGGTATGGAAATAGTATGTATCGACAAACAGACGTTCGATGAACTTCGGGTACGTTTCGGCAAACTGGAGGAAAAGGTAATGGGTATGTGCCGTCCGGTGGAAGACCTCGGCTTAAAAAAGTGGCTTGACAACCAGGAGGTGTGCGAGATATTGCGCATATCCAAAAAGACGCTTCAGGTGTACCGTGACAAGGGTATCCTGCCTTACTCACGCATCAAGCACAAGATTTTCTTCAAAACCGAAGACGTACACAAACTATTGGAATCGAATTACTACCACTTAAAACGAGAACTATGAGCTATCATTTTTTAGAACGGAAAGACCCGCGTGTCGATGTCCTGTTTCAGGGACTTGACAATATGGAGCGGTTAATCGCAGCGATGGAGGACACCCCTAAATCCGTATTCCACGGCGAACGTTTCCTGACGGACGAGGAACTATCCAAAATTCTGAGGGTCAGCAGACGGACATTGCAGGAATACCGCACACTTGGTGTTGTCCCTTACTATCTGGTACAGGGCAAGGCTCTCTACAAGGAATCGGACATCCTTAAAATATTGGAAGATTCCTACAAGCGGTGCAAGGAAGATATGCGGTGGGTGTGACATGACAAAACGGAGAAACGGCCCGTTCATAGGGACATGCGTTTCTCCGTTCTTGATTTTCAGATAGCGCGGGGGGGCCTTTTTCTGCCTTTCCGAGCGGTGAAATCCTCCTCGCAAAGTTCAGTCGTGCTGCTGAAACCGCTTGCTTTCAAAGCCTTCATGTCCTCGTCCACTTTCTTGTCCGTCACCTGCGCGTAAAGTTGCGTTGTAGAAATCGACATGTGTCCCATCATGCGGCTAACCGTCTCTATCGGGACTCCGAGTGAGAGTGTGACATGGGTTCCGAAATTATGCCGGGCCTGGTGGAAGGTCAAATCGAAACCGTACACCTTTCCCAGTTCCCGCGTCAGCAGGATAAAATAGCCGCGGCGGTAAACATTGAACACATTATCCCCTTGTCGCTGGTTCCGGTATTTTTCAATGATTCGTAAGGGAATATCCAACAGGCGGACGGATGAAAGCGTGTCTGTCTTTTGACGGCGTATGTGAATCCACCATGCGCCGTCTTCGGACTGTGTGATGTCACTTGTCTTCAACCTTTTCAAGTCCGCGTAAGCCAGTCCGGTAAAGGTCGAAAACAGGAACATGTCCCTCACGAATTGCAGTTGAGGTTTCTCCACGGGAGTCTCCATAAGTTTCTTGAGGTCTTCCAGCTTCATGTGGCGGCTCTTCCGTCGTGGCAACGCAGGGTGGAGACGGCAGTACGGGTCACGGCGGAGCGTTCCCTGGCTGACTGCCAGTTTGGTCATCTTTTTCAGGCGGTACAGATGCTCATGCACGGTCTTGGGCATCATGTGGCAGTCCTTGCAAAGGAACAGTTCAAAATCATCATAGAAATTCTTGTCAAGGCTACGTAGCGTGACATCTTCCACGCCTTTCTTATCCTTGATGAAAGCGGAAAGGTGCTTGTACGATCTCAAGTAAGAATCAAGCGTTTCCTTGATGCGGTCCAGCCCAACACGTCTTCTGAAATCTTCGTTATGTTCCCGGAAGAGAGCCAGCAGGGTAAGCGGTTTCAGCCCGACACCCATTACGGCGTTCTTCACCAGTTCCGCCGTGATGAATCCCAGGCTGTTCTTAATCCGGTTGTAATGTCCGGTAATCTCCTCCGTCAATTCGTCTATGGCACGGTTCACTGTCACCGCATTCGCACTGCGTCCGTTGGCAAGGCCTTTTTCCGGATTCCAGATGTCGGGATTGACGGATACCTTCGTGCCAATCTGTTCCCATTCGGCATCAATGCTTACCTTGCACAATAATTGACAGGTTCCGTCCTTGCGCATTTTGGTGCGGTTGATATAAAACAGTATCGCGAATGTACTGCGATGTCTGATGGTTTTGTCTGCATGTTCACTTTTCTTTTTCATCTTATTGCGTTTTAGTCGTTTGTCAAATAACCACGGAGAAGCGTTCCGCTATCCTCTCGTTCAGCACACGGGTGTCGGCATTTATCTTGTCGTCAGTCACTTTGGCATAGATTTGGGTCGTCTCAATCCGGGCGTGTCCCAACATCTTGCTGACCGTTTCAAGCGGAACCCCATGTCCGAGCGTGATTTCGGTCGCATAGGTATGGCGGCCGGCATGAAAAACCAGCGGACAGTCTATGTCACAGAGTTTTGCGATACGTTTTAAGTTAAGGTTCATCGTGCTGTTGGAATACATGGGTAGCAGTTTCCCGTCCGGCGCTGTGTCCCTGTATTTCTCCATGATATGTAACGGCAGGTCCAGCAGGGGGATTTCAAACTCGACTCCGGTTTTCCGGCGCGAGCTTCTGATCCACCATGTGCCGTCATCGGCAAGTGACAGATGCTCTTTCGACAGAAGCCGCATATCACTGTACGGGATGCCGGTGTAGCATGAGAAGAGGAACAAATCCCGTGTGAGATAAAGGTTCGGTCTGTGAAGAGGCATGGTCATAAGCCGTTGCAGTTCCTCGGATGTGAGATACCTCCGTTTCTGTTTCGGGCGCACGGGTTCATAGCCGGTAAACGGGTAGGTGGTGATGATGCCGTCCGCTACGGCTTCACCAACGATGATTTTCAACTGCACGGTCAGGTTGATAATCGTTCCCGGAGAGAGGCGACAATCTGTCCGAAGGTGCGAATCGTAATCCTGTATGAAGGAGAGGGTCAATGCCGAAAACGAGATATCCGACAAGTTGTACTTTTCCCGCATGAACCTTTCCACATGGTTGTAGGCGTTCCGATAGCTTCTCAAACTGCCTTCGGTCCGGTTTACACCCACGCGCTTCGCGAAGTTCTCAATAAACGTGCGGAAGTAGCTCAATAACGTTGTCTGTTCACCAGCCATACCCAACAGCAGACTTTTGACATCATCCGCAGTCACACTGTCACGAACAACCGACAGTTCAGCATAGATTCCCAATGCCATCGCACGGATTTCATCCAGCCGATTGTTGATTTCCTTCGCCTTCACACTTTTGCCTGAAGCACGCCCCGAACTCCATATTGCCTGCGGCACACGGAGTTTCAGGCTGAAAGCCGCTTCAGAATACTTGCCGATGTTCAGCCTTGCCATTACAGGACACATACCATCGGCATCCGCCTCGCTCTTTTTGAGGTAGAACGACACCTTTACATTCGCTTGTTCCATAACCTTTTACTTTGTTTGCAAAATTACCGGATATCGAGCAAATGAACGGCATGACGAATATAGCGGAATATGGAAAGAAGCTCCATGCGTAACATTCAGAACCCGTATTTTTTCCCTTTAGCGAAAAAAGCATTAACTTTGTACTCGCAAAATATGAGTGAAACAGCGTTCTTTACGGTGATGTCAGTGGCAGTGCATAGACCTTTTTCCAATATTGTTTTCGACCTTGAACAGGCAACGGATAAGTAGCAATTTATTTTCCTAACTCCTCCAAAACGGGGCAAAACCATATAATGGACGAATATAGGTAAAACCTACATATCTCCCTTTTATTCCAATAGTTTGCATTATTCCTGCGAAATCCATCCGTATGTGAGCGAGTTTTAGTATCTTACTTAAAAAGAATCGTTACCTAACAAGTAATATAGAACTTTACTTCTTTACATATTCTTTCCAGAACTGTTCCAGCCTGTCGCGGTCCAGTGTCCCGTCCTCCCTGAGAAAGCAGCCTATCATCGCTTCTATCACCGTCTTGACTCCCCTGTAACGGTGGTCCGCGGCAAATGTCCTCAGTTCCCATACCAGATCCTCGGTCAGGACAATGGTCTGGTTATACGCCTTCCCCGGTGTCCCCGCCACTTTTTTTTCTTTCATAGGTTCTGCCCCCACCATATTTTCCAGGGAAATCCCTTTCGACTTGAATTCTTTCATATTCCTTCTCCTTTATTATTTGTTCATTTTCCTGATTCTTTTAAGGAATTCCTCGGTCAGACTCCGGTAATCCCTTGCCCCGTTTGACGAGGGTGCATAATCGAAAATGCTCCGTGCATTGTACTGCGCCTCTCCCAGCGCCACATTGTTCCGTATGGTTGTCTCGAACACGCTCTCCCCCAATGTCTCTATCAGGCTCTCCCTGATGTCCACGTCCAGCTTTCTTCCCGCATTGTATTTTGTCATGAAGTAACCGAGTATGCGTACCTGTGCGCCCAGCTTCCTTCTGAGCAGGCCGATGATATAATGTATCTTCTCGATTCCTTTCATGGCGAAATAGTTCCCGTCCGTGGGTATGATCACAAAATCACTCGCCATAAGCGCGTTCTGTGTGATGATGCCCAATGAGGGAGGACAGTCTATCAGAATATGGTCATACTTCTTTTCCAGGCCTCTTATTATTTCCCTGAAAAGAAATTCCCTCCCGGGGGTGGTGTTCATGATCACTTCCGTGGCCGCCAGGTCCAAGGATGCCGGTAGCACATCCACCCTGTCCAGCCACGTGAGAGGCTTCAGCTCCAGAGGCCTGTCCTGCATGACTTCCTGCAATACACTCTCAAGCATGACATCCTGGGGAAGACTTGCCATTTCCTCTCCGAACGCCGCCATCGTCGTGTTCGCCTGCGGGTCCGCATCTATGATACATACCTTCTTTCCGTGCAGCCGTGCGATTCCGGCCGCCAGATTCAGCAGCGAAGTGGTCTTTGCCACACCGCCCTTATGGTTTACGCATGCTGTCGTAATTGTTTTCATGATTTACCTATCTCCTTGATTATTACGCTGTAAAGATACGCATTTTTGAAATGTTTACCAAATATTTCTCTATATATTTACTTTGTAAGTATTGTACTTTAAATATATTTCACACTGTAATACTTAAATATATAAATACACATAATCATATATATTACTTATTTACTTTAATATATAAACAAGTAAATCATTCTCGAGAGCAAACGTGTTTTTCTGAAAATAAAAGTCATGCTGCAACGAATTTGCAGCCTTGTGGTATATCTTGCAGCCTTAAAGGCCCGGAGCCTGTCACATACGCACATAATAAAAAAGAACTGCGGGGATTTTTGTACGGAAAGTAAAGTAAAAAAGCCCCCGGCCTGTTAAAAAGTAACGCCAATCACTTATTAACTACACGAGCGAAGCCACGCGACCGGGGGCAAATACCCTCTGTCGTGGCTTCGTTTTTTTGTGTTTAATAAATGATTGGCTCTGCAAAGATAGAAAAATATTTGCTATGACACTGTTTGAGATTCTAAATTTTAATAGGGAGCTTCTGGAGCGTCTGGCCGGGACAGGTTACAAGCCGGACGACTATAAATATATCGACCTGTACAAGGAGTACGAGCAAATGCGCCGCAAAGGTGACAAGGTGACGTATTGTGTGGCCTTCCTCTCGGCCAGACATGGCGTTTCCGAAAGAAAGGTGTATGAGATTCTCGGGCGGTTCAAAAAGGAATGTACGTTTCATGCAGTATGAAAAGAGCGGAACTTTTGCTTTCCTGGGGGGAAGAGATGAACTTTGCATCCGAAACTTAAACACTCAATTACACGACAGAATGACTACAGCAATGAAAAAGTGCTATTACAGCCAGGCCCCGCTTCCTTTTGTGGGCCAGAAACGCATGTTCGCATCGGAGTTCAGAAAAGTCTTGAAGCGTTTCAGTGACAGGACGGTGTTCGTCGACCTGTTCGGCGGTTCCGGACTGCTCTCGCACATCACCAAGCGGGAAAGACCCGATGCAACCGTAATCTACAATGACCACGACAACTACCGCGAGCGTCTGGAGAACATCAGCCGGACGAACGCCCTGCTTTCCGACCTCCGCCGCCTCTCGGAAGGAATCCCCCGCCACAGGATGCTTTCCAGGGAGATGCACGGCATCTTCCTGGAACGTATCCGCCGGGAGGAAAGCACCGGCTTCGTGGACTATCTCACCATCTCGTCCTCCCTGCTGTTCTCCGGCAAATATGCCAGGAACATCGGGGAGCTCGGAAAACTGAACTTCTACAACAATATGCGCCTGAGCGACTACAGCTGCGAGGGCTATCTTGACGGGCTCGAGGTGGTATGCTGTGACTACAGGGAGCTGGTGGACAAGTACAGGGACTCCCCGGATGTGGTCTTTCTGATAGATCCCCCCTACATGGCGACGGACATCAGCACATACAGGATGGACTGGAAACTTACGGACTATCTGGATGTCCTGCTGGTACTGAAAGGACACCCTTTCGTCTATTTCACTTCCGGCAAATCCCCCATACTGGATTTCTGTCGGTGGATGGAGGAACATCCGGAAACCGGCAATCCTTTCAAGGGGGCCGGCATGTCCACCCTTACGGCCAGAATGAACTACAGTTCGTCCTATACGGACATCATGCTGTACAAGGAAATGACTGAAGCGGCCACACCACCTTGAATTCCACTTGCGGATATCCCGGATGTGAGTCCCGGATATCCGTTTAATTTTTGTTAAGTGCAATATGATTGCACTGCATCCTTCTATCATTGTCCCTGAAATATAACATAAAAAAGAAACTACCATGCCAAATGAAAACAACCCGTTGCCGGAACGTGCACAACTTGCAGCAGTTCTGGACAATCCGGACGCAATCCAAAGGATCAAAGAGCCGACAGAAAAAGTGCAGATTGCCGCCGTACAGAAAAAGCCGGAACTTGTCCGGCTGTTCACCAACACTACGGAGAAAGTACAGCTTTCCGCCGTAATTGCCTCTCCTGAAAGTGTCCTTCTCATGCAGGCCCCATCCCCTCTGGCTTGCTTCACGGCCGTGGAAGGGATGTTCAAGGCGGACCTGCCGCCCACAGCCGGTATTCTGGCCGCAGCCCGGCGGCTGGTATTCCGGATGAAGGGGAACAGGAAACTCGGAGAACCGGATACGGAAGCCGTAAAGGAGTTTTTTGATGAAGTCAAATCCTTTAAACATTGAAAGCCATGCCTACAATCCTGGAACACCTTGCCGCGCTGTTCGACAAGGACATGAGGGCGGTATTGAACAACCCCCGCGCCATCAGCATGATCGCCAACCCTTCCGCCCGTGTCCAGATGGCCGCGGTCAGAAGGGACAAAAGTGTCATCTGCTTTATTGAGAGACCGACGGAAAAGGTACAGCTGGCAGCTGTCAGAAACGCACCGCACAACATCCATTTCATCACTTCGCCAAGTGAGAGGGTGCAGCTGGCGGTCATAGGCAACAGGCCTTCCTATATCGGTTTCATCCCAAACCCTACGGAAAAAGTACAGCTGAAAGCCGTCGAGAAGAGACCGGAATGCATCTTCCTGCTGCAGAAGCCCGCAGAAAAGGTACAGCTGACGGCCGTCCTGAAAGATCCCCGGTATCTCTCGGCAATCAGGGAGCCGACAGAAAAAGTACAGCTGGCAGCCGTACAGAAAAATCCGGAATGCATCCGTCATATAGCGGAACCGACGGAGAAGGTGCAGCATATGGCCGTCCAGAGGAGTCCGGATATCTTCCGGCAGATCAGGCAGCCTGAGGAAAGCGTGCGGCTGGCGGCGGTGCAGGCCAAGGGGGAGAACATCAGGTACGTGCCCGCCCCGTCCGAAACTGTACAACTGGCGGCTGTCAGAAACGATCCGATGAATATCCGGTATATAGAAAACCCTACGGAAAAGGTGCAGTCCGTCGTTCTGAACGCAGACCGGGATGCGGCACCGTTTATCAGTTCGCCTACGGAAGAGATCAAAAGACTGGCGATGGAAATGTACGGTCTCAGACTGGAAAATGCGGCCGGCAAGCAGACGGCAGCGGCCCGGACATCCGAAACCTCCGGAGCCTCCGGAAAGAAAGCGCTGGAGGGCGTGGCAAAGAAACCTTCGGCAAAGCAGGTCAGAGAGGCGGTGGAGAAACTGGATAGCGAGATCAGGGAAATAAACAGGGAGTACTTCCAGGCCACTTACGAGGCGCAGTACTCGGACAACCCCGCGGAACGGGAAAGCGAGGTCTCAGCTGCCGGGAAAAACAGGGAGAAGAAACTTGTCAAGGCTTATGAAAAGTTCAACTCGGCAGCCGTTCCGGAAAGGAAGGAATGCAATGTGGGGAAGATTGTCAAGGAACTGCGCAAGGAAAGGGTGGCCGTGGAAAACATGAAAGCCGGGGAATGGCATTCCCTGATGAAGGGGAAGGCCGTACATCCGCCCCTTGTTTCCGGCGCATCCAAGGCCGCAGGAAAAGGAAGCGCACTGATGCTTGCCAGAACACCCGCAGGATATGCGCTGAAGGCGGCAGGCGCCATAAACCAGGCAGGCCGGCAGGCCAATGCGGAAATGTAAGTAACATTTGCATTCTACATATATCACTTGTTTACTTATTTACTTTAAATTGTAGAAATGTAAATAAGTAAACAAGTTTTTTGCTGATAAAACTCTTTATGGACAAGGTATCATATTAAGCCGGCAGACAATGACACATACTTCCGATAAACATTTCACGGACGAAGAACTGGAACTTGTCGCGCGCGGCAAGGCAGACGGCATATACATGAAAGCTCCGAACGGCAGTCCGACGTCCCTGAATGAGAGACAGTGGGTTCAAGTGCGCACCAAGGCATTCAAGAACTGGTTTGGAGACTGGGAAAATGCACCGGAGACAGCTTCAAGGATTGTCGATGACAATGGCGAGCCTCTGGTTGTCCACCATGGAACACCGTTGTGCAGAGACCAGATTACTCCCGAGAGGGGATGGCAGAGGGACGGGGTCACTTATATACCCCAAAAGGCTCCGTTCCACACATTCAAGGGCGGTGAATATTCCGGCATGATTTTCACTTCCGTTGATGCGGAAAAGGCAAGAGATATTGCAGAGACGCGTGCAATGAGCATTCCTGATGACAAATATGGCAATGAACAATGGACGGAAGAAGGATACGTGTATGACCTGTATGTAAATTCAAGAAACCCTTTTGACCCGAAAGACGGGCAGGCCGTAAAAAAAATCCTGCAGTCATTGGGCAACGAGATACCTGTCCTGTCTTTTTATGGAGGAAAAGGAGATACGGTATCCCCGGAGAAAGCGCTGGAGCTGGCATCAAGCGAAAGGAACTGCTGGATGCTGACGGAAACCCCGGAGTTTTTGTCCAAAGTCAGGGAGGCGGGCTATGACGGGCTTGTCGGTTACGACGAGGGAGTGAAATACATCGCCGTGATGTCTCCCGGACAGTTGAAGGACGCTTATGAAAACACGGGCGCGTTTTCCATATCAAATGACGACATCCGCTTCCGTCAGGTCTATCACGGCAGTCCGGCCTCCTTCGGGCATTTCGACCATGCCTTTACCGGAACCGGTGAAGGGGCGCAGGCCTACGGATGGGGGACATACGTGACGGAAGTGGAAGGAATCGCCCGCAAATATGCGGCCACCGGTATAAAGCGGGGAAACCACATCACCTATGACGGGGAGCCTTTATCCCCGGTGCTTGACAACGAATATTATTTTGATGACGTATGGAGGATATGGAAACGCCAGCTCCTTTCTTCCACCGATGTGGACAGTTTGAAACGGAACATTTCCTCCGTGTATATGGACGGGCGTACCGCAAGCGCACACAGCGGACGGAGGAAGGCATTCGAGCGGCAGAAGCAGGAGCTGCTTTCCGACATAGATGCGGGCAGGATACGCATTGAGCCGCCGCGACACCTCTATACGGTGGAAATTCCGGAAGACAACGGGATGAACTATCTGTACTGGGACAGGCCGGTATCCGCGGAGCAAAAGGGAAAGATATTCCTGCAGCTCCGCAAGGAACGTTTCTTCTTTCCGGAAGCCACGGCGGAGTTCTGGAGCGGCAGGTCGCATGTATGGAACAGCGGGAAAGAGTTCTACGGCTTTCTGGACTATATGTTCATGAATCCGGACCGGGATATCGATTCACAGCGGCTTGCCAGCGGGTTTCTTTCGCGGGCGGGTTTTACCGGGATTGACTATCCGGCGGAGTGTTCAACCGGCGGCCGGGCCGACGGCGCGCGGAACTATGTCATTTTCAGCGAGGCCGACCTGAAGATAACCGCACATGAGCGCTTCCGCTTCATCGGAGAGAAAGGGGCCTCCAGACTTGACCGGTCTGAAGGGGCCTCCTTGCGGCTGGAGAACCTTGCCGTCGCCCGCGAAATGGAAAAGTCCGGCAAGGATGCCGGAACAATAAAGGCGGCGACAGGCTGGGAACGCGGGGCTGACAGCAAGTGGCGTTATGAGACGGCGGATTTCGAATACCATCCGGCCGGAGATCTGGGTTATTCACGCCTGCTGGAAAAACAGTCCTGGCATGGGGAGCTTGAAAATCTTCTTGACCGGCAGATAGAGGGCGAAGCACTCTCTGAAGCGGAGTGGAAACGTTTTGAGGAACTGACGGAGCTGGCAGCCGGACTGGAGGAACAGGACGCGCTGCGTGAACGGATCTATCTTGATGACTATGTGAAGGACGATGAACTGTTCCAGGCCTATCCTGAAATGAAACGGACCCGGATGGAATTTGTGGACCTGCCGTCGGCCGACTATTGCGGGGCCTACCTCCATTCGGACAACAGAATCGTGATAAACATCTCCCGGGCTGATGATGTGAGGTCTGTCCTGGCCCATGAGATACAACACGCCATGCAGGCCATGGAGGGGTTTGCGCGGGGAAGCAATCCCGGGGAGTTTAAAAACACGGCGGAGAATGTGATTCTGGATATCGTGCGGGCCACTGACGGAAGGATTCTGGAGGGCGGCGGTTTTGACAACACGCCGGACGGAATTTTCGCCGCACTAAACCGTGAGACAGCTTATGGCGGGACAATATTGAGGGACAACAGTTCCAGCCTGGACGCGGTGGCAGGCAAATACGGGTATGAGACGATATTCGATCTTGTGAACGACATCGGCAGCTTCAGGAGCAGTATACAGGAATACCGTTCCACTGCAGGGGAGGTGGAAGCACGCAACGTGGAAAGCAGGCTGGATTTTACTTCCGCCCAAAGACGGAACACGCTTGCCGTTTCCACCGAGGATATCGCCCGGGACGGGCAGATATTCCTTTCAAGGGACGCCCGGATGGACGAGCTCGCACGCCATGTGTCTTTTCTGGCCGGGAAACAGCATATTCCGGTGGAAGTGATCCGTCGTGCCGACGAGGTAGGCTCTCCTGACATACGCGGCCTGCTCTCCTGCGGGAAAGACATCCGGGGCTGGTATGACATCCCCTCGCAACGTGTCTGCCTGTATCTTCCGCATGCCCGGGGGAAAGCGGACGTCGAGCGTACCCTGCTGCATGAGGGCGTGGCGCATTACGGCCTCAGAAAGCTCGCAGGCCGCAAGCACATGGATGCTTTTCTGGATGACATCTTCAACGGATGCGGGGAAAAAGTACGGGATGAGATTCTCCGGATGGCGGCTGCGGACAGGACGGACATACGTGTCGCGACGGAAGAGTATCTGGCCCGGATGGCCGAGGACGGTACGGACCGGTCCTTATGGGACAGGATTGTCACCGCTTTCCGGAATCTCCTCCGAAAGCTGGGCTTCTGCCTGGAAATCGGCGCAAGGGAACTGAGGGGCATACTCGCCGCTAGCCGGAAAAATCTCACCGGAATTGCGGAACCGGCCGTAATACAGACGGCAAGAGGGGACCTTGAACTCTCCTGCGGATACGGGCGGGCGGTTCTCAGGCGGCAAGGAGTCGAGACGGATGCGACCTCCCTTCTGGAACGGATGAGAAAAGCGGGGATCAGCCCCGCCTCTCTCGGGCAGGAGGACTGGAAAGCCGTCTTTAACGGCGGCATCATCCTTCCCGGCGGAAGGAAGCTCATGGCCGTAAGGGAACCGGCCGGATACGGGATGAGGATATCCGGTGTGTCACCGGGGAGTGCAAGAGAGTCGGGAATGGAAATGTAAAACAGGATACAGAAAAATAAGATATGGACGAGTGCGATGAAAAAAACGCTATAAGCCTCTCATGGGGAAGGCGGGAAATCCGAATTTCCGGAGAGAGGGCCACCCTGTATGTGAATGGTGTCCCCCATGACATGACCATGATGCTGGAGACTATCCGTGGAGCCGGCACGAGACCGGAAAGGATATCCCCGGCCAAATGGATCTCCCTGTTGAGGGGACGGCCTACCGTGCTGCCGGGATGTGAAAGTCCCCTGGTCATGGTACGGGTCCCTTCCGGATATACGGTCAGGTGTCTGTTTCCGACCGGGGAAAAGGGACACTCCTTCCAGGCGGAAATGCAGTAATTGGACCGGATTACTTATAAAGTATAATATTAGTAAAGTAAATAGCGGTAAAAACTAAAAAAGTACAATGGAACATTACATTTTCTATTGCAAGCTGTCGCTTCTGGCAGTCCTGTCACTGATAACGGCCTGCTGCATGCTGAGCCGGAGATGGTATGTCAACCTGGCCGTATTTCTTGCATGCCTCTCGGGCGAGACCTTTCTGGCTCACCTGTTCTTCCCCGGATACATGCTGTGTCCGGCGGCCGCCTCGTTCATAATCCTCTTCCTTTCCCGGATATGGGACCTGTTCAGAACCCCGGCAAAGGGGAATGGGGCTGATCCCATCCGGCTGCCGGTCAGGTCAGGAATCCGGGAGTCCCGGCTCGAATTCTATTACTATTACTCCAACTTCCTGGTTTACGGAGGGGCCGGTTCCGGAAAGACGAAAAGTATCGGAAAATGGCTTCTGAGTGAATACATGCGGCTGGGATTCGCCGGATTCATCTATGACTTCAAGGACACGGACTATACCCGTACCGCCTACAACCTCATTAAAAGGCACAGGTATCCGCACAAGTTCTACTATGTCAGTTTCGACAGGCCTGAACGGTCGTACCGGTTCAACCCGCTCAAGGTGATGAGGGACCGCACGGAACTGATCCAGCTGATGGAGGACGTGCTGCTCGCGCTGCTTCCCAAGAAGGAACAGCAGAACGAATGGGTCGCCGGAGGTCTGGGCATCCTCCGTGGCGTGGCGTTCCGGTTCTGGGACGAGTTCCCCGAGCATTGCACGCTGCCGCATATACTGGCCTTCATCATGACCGCTTCGGCAAGGCAGCTCTCCCTGTTCCTGCAGCAGAACCTCGTGTCGGAAATGCTGGCCGGTGCCTATCTGAAGGCGGAAGGTTCCGAGAAGACCCAGGCCTCCTATCTCTCCACGCTGTGTAACAATCTGGCCACTGTTTCACAGAACGAGGAGATCGCCTATGTCCTTTCAGGGGACGATTTCGATTTCAACCTGATCGATCCGGAAAATCCGAAACTTTTTGCCATCAGCAACAACTTCTCCAAGAACTCGGTCTATGCTCCGGTCATCGGCATGCTCATGAGCATATCCTCCCGGCAGTTCACCATGCGGAATAAGGTCCCCTTCGTCTATTTCCTGGACGAGATGACGACAGTCAATATAAGGAACTTTGAGACGATGCCTTCCGTTCTGCGCGAATACAAGGTGGGATTTGTATTACAGACACAGTCCGGTTCCAAAGTGGAGAACCAGTATGGCAGGCTCGACCGTTCATCCGTGGAAGCCAACTTCGGGAACCAGTTTTTCGGACGGACCAAAGACGTGGAGTCATTGAAATATTATCCCATGATGTTCGGAAAGGAGGAGAAGGAACGGAGATCCCGCAGCGCGGGAAAAAGCGGGGGAAGCACGAACAGGAGCGTGACCGTATCATCCCAGAAAGAGGACATATATCAGGGAAAGGATTTTGCGGATCTGGAACCCGGGGAGTTCATCGGTTCCGCCACCCGTGCCAACGTCAGCTACTTCAAGGTAAAGCTGGAGATGTATGACGACAGGAACGAGGAGCCCCTGCCCGATGTTCGGGTCCTTGAGCCGGGAGAGCTGGGCAGGAACTTCGCAAGGATTCTTGAGGAGGTACGGGAGCTGTTCCCGTGTGAGTGACGGACTATCTCTCCCTTCCGGTCAGAAGATCGGTCCCCAATCTTTTCAGTTCCTGGATGATGGCCTTCCTGGGATTCACCACGAACCGGTACAGACGGCAGACATTCATGTACAGCCGCCTTTCCTCCCTGAACTCCCCGTGCAGGATCTCACGCTTGATTCTCGATACAGTCTCGTTCCGCAGCTCGTTCCTTGCCTTCCATTCCCCGGAATATTCCTTCAGGCCCTCATCCTTGGACCGGCAGTAAAGGAAGTAGCCATACCGCTGGTTGAACCTGGACGCGCACCGGGCGGACCACTGGGAACGGTCAAAGCCGACCACCACCTCCCTGCCGTCAAGAACCTGCCGGTTTCCCCTGCTCTTGGACAGCGGGGAAAGGGACACTGTCTGGGATCTGTCCATGCGGGAGACGATAATATGCACATGCAGCTGCAGTCCCGGCTTTCTTTCACCGGCTTTTGCCTTGCCGGCTTTCACCTCGGGATCATCGCCTTTATAATGCCGTTCTGTTTCCACACGCCCATACCATACCAGATCGTCACCGGACCTGATTTTCTCCCGGTAAAAATTGCAGGCATATTCATCCATGCACTCACGGGTGAGCCTTTTCATTTCAGCCAGGACTTCTTTCTGCTGCTCCGGGGAGAGCTCCGAGAATTCGCCGGTCTTTTTCCCGGTCACTTTTTCAATGAGGTGCTGCTGCTCCTCACCGCTGGGATTGATGGTGAGCATATAGAACTTGTCGTCATTCCGTTTCAGTGTCCTGTGGTTGTTGTCCATATGATGCATGACGGTCAGAGGTGTCACATAGTCCTCTTTCTGTGAAAAAAAATTATCATAATAAGAACGTTCCTCCTTCAGTTCCTTGCTGAGATATTCCACCAGCTGCACGCATTTTCCCTTGTTGTCCGACACGCCCGGAGTATTTACAGGCCGGTGGACTTTACAGTACATATTCCTCGTTGATCTTCTTGATGAGCAGCTGCAGGGTGCTGACGGGAACCTTGACGTCATCGCTGAATTTCACCTTCGGGAACTTGTCCGGATTGAGCTGGAATTTTATCAGCTCTGCCAGCCTGCGGAGCTTCTCCCGTTCTTTTTCCACATCCGCCGGGGAGCCCTCCCCGTATTCCGCCAGCTGTTGCTGGAGCTTCCTGTTCCTTTCCTGCAGATCGTGCATCTCATTCATCAGCCTTGCATAATCCGGGGATTCATGGAGGCCGCCTCCCATGCCGGCCAGTTTTTCAAGAATGGGCTTGAAGATGTCACGTTCCTGGGACTTTATGATCTTAATAAGATCCTCAATTCTTTTCTCTACCAAGGCTGTCTGATTTTTGGATGCGTAACGGGGGTTGAATCCCGTTATTTCAAAAAAAGTAATCATTCTGTCCACACAGACACTGACCGTATCGCTTCCCTTAAAGGTGTCCAGACGGGCTTTTACCGTGGGAGTAAGCCTGACCGACTTTATTGAATGTTCTTTCATCTTGTATGCGTTTTAGTTATACATGTAAATAGCTGTCACAAAGCTACTTGTTTTTGTTTTCTCCTGCAAGCGCCACCTGTTGCAGAGAGGTAAAAGTTATATAACTTGCTGAAAATTAGTAAAATATCGGACACGCATACGGAGATGCCCACAACTTAACCCACTGCGAACCAGAGAGAAAGGAGAAAAGGTGCATACAAATGTATGCGCGACCTGTAACATTGTATATAATTAATCCATTGTATATCAACGCTATGCGTCGATTCATGTTCACGTGTGCGGGAACACCTCTTGCTCTTCCTTATCAGGAATTCACTAAGGGGATGAACCCCTTAGCCCCCCCGGTAAGGAAGGGCGGCATGGCATGTCCGGAACAGGGCGTTTTTAGGGGAGGTCATCCCATGAAAAGAAACGACATGTAGGAAGGGGGCGCATGGGGAAAACGGCGGCATGGGGAAAAATCCCCATGAAAGAAGAAAAAACAGCCCACGGAAATGCCGGATACAACTTTTAGCAGAAGCAAAACAAAGCTAACACGCTGATAAAGAGCATGATAAAATTTGGATATTCGAAGAAAAATCATTACCTTTGATATGTAATAATAAAGGAGATAACATTTTATGAATGAGCAAATTAGAAACATTTTAGCCCAGGACGGTACAAAGACCTCGAAAATCCGAAAACTTCTGCTGCTCGGACTCACCCACCGTGAAATTGCCGATCTTGTAACCCGTGGAAACCGTGGGTTTGTATGGAATGTCTACAAGAGAATGAGGGACGAGGGGCTGATCGTATCCGCAGGGACTCCTACCGCTACCACCACACCCGAACTTGATTATTCTTTCAGGAGAAAGTTCGGTGTCGAGATAGAAGCCTATAACTGCACATGCCAGCGGCTCGTACGTGAGCTGACGGAAGCGGGAATCGAGGTGGCCTCGGAAAGATACAACCATGACCTTCGTCCGCACTGGAAACTAGTAACGGACAGCAGCCTGAACGGGAATGACACATTCGAGCTCGTAAGTCCCATACTGGAGGGAGAGGGCGGACTGGAGAAACTGGAGAGGGTCTGCTGGGTGCTGGACTCCTGTAATGTCAAGATTAATGGAAGCTGCGGATTGCATGTACACATGAATGCGGAGGACTTCAACATCACCACGTGGCGGAACCTGCTGCTTTCCTACAAGCATGCCGAAGCGGAAATAGACAAGTTCATGCCGGCCTCGCGCAGGGGCGGCAGTAACACCTACTGTGGCTCCCTCATCCAGTTTCCCGATGAGCGGATACGCTCGGCACGAAACATCAGGGAACTTCAGGGGCTGTTCCCCAGCAGGTATATGAAAGTGAACCTTCAAGCCTATTCACGCCACAGGACGGTAGAGTTCCGCCAGCATTCGGGGACCATCAGTTTTACAAAAATAGAAAATTGGGTGTGTTTTCTCGACAGAATGATTACCTTTGCATCCGTGGGTTCTCTGCCTGCAGGAATCAGACTGGAAGATTTTCCTTTCTTGGGAGAGAAACAAAAGTTATATTATAAATTAAGAACAAAAAAATTAGCCGTATGAATAATATGAACAAGAAGACATATATGTTGCCTGGTGACGAGCGTATCGTTGCCGGCAACGCCGAAGAGTTTGTGCATGAACTCCGTATAGGCAGCTGGATGGACTCCGACTGTACCGACGAGCAGTATATGCACAATTTCGCCGAACGTTATGTGGTGCAGGCCGGGGTGAGGATTGCCACCGATACTCCGGAGAAATTCCTTTCCGATCTCATACGGACGGGATATGCTAAAGAAATATAA